GTCCGCATGGCTGGCCGACTTGAACAACAGCATCATTCACCGCTCTGCCATCGTGGCACACCACTCGCAGGCTAGCCGCCGCATTGAGATGATTCAACAAGACTACGAGTTTGTAATCGCCAATTACGATGGGCTGAACCTGATTGCGTCTGAGATCGTCAATGATGGGCGCTTTGATTTGGTGATCGTTGACGAAGCCAACGCGTACAAGACCGTGACCACCAAGCGCTGGAAGGCGCTCAAGTCCATACTCAAAGCCGACACCTATGTGTGGATGATGACGGGCACGCCCGCATCTCAATCCCCTGCTGACGCATACGGGCTGGCCAAGATCGTCAACCCCGATGGCATACCGCGCCTGTACACAGGTTGGCGCGACATGGTGATGAACAAGATCACCATGTACAAGTGGGCACCAAAAGCCAACGCCCCAGACCTCGTGCACGAAGCTTTGCAACCCGCCATTCGCTTTACCAAAGCGCAGTGCCTGGACTTGCCGCCTGTGCTGACAACCACCAGGGAAGTACCGCTGACCCCGCAGCAAGCTAAGTACTACAACATGCTCAAAGACCGAATGCTGGTGCAAGCCGCAGGCGAAACAATTACCGCCGTCAACGCGGCTGCAAGCCTTAGTAAGCTGCTGCAAATCAGTTGCGGTGCAGCGTACACAGACGAGAAGGAAGTCGTTGAGTTTGATTCAGCCCCGCGCTTGGGTGTGTTGGAAGAGATACTCGAGGAGACCAGCCGCAAGGTCATCATCTTCGCGCTGTTTCGCAGCACCATCGACACCATCCACACGCACTTGCTCAAGCGCCACATAACCGCTGAGTGCATTCACGGCTCAGTCACACCCCCCAAACGCGCCGACATCATTCGCCGCTTCCAGAACGAAGCTGACCCCCGCGTGTTGGTAATGCAGCCGCAAGCTACGGCACACGGGATTACCCTGACTGCCGCTGACACTGTGGTGTTCTACGGCCCATTGATGAGTGTTGAGCAATACATCCAGTGCATTGCGCGTGCTGACCGCAAGGGGCAGAACTCAGACAAGGTGACAGTCATCCATATTCAGGGAAGTCCTGTCGAAAAGAAAATGTTCAAAGCGCTGGAGGCCAAAGTAAGCGACAACTTACTTTTGACCCAGATGTTCGATGCAGAAATAAATTCTTGAAAGGAGTTGCAAAACAAAAAATACTGTGTACCATGTCCAACCTTAGACAAAACAACAGGAGAAGCAATTGAGCGAAGACGCTGTACCACTCGACCGACTTACGAAAATCTACCGTAAGATAAAAGCTGAGATCGACACCATGACGCAAGAGTACGACACCAAGTTGGAAGCACTCAAAGCGCAGCAGGACGAGATCAAATTTGAGATCAAAGACCGAATGAAGGCGCTTGGCGTCTCCACGGTCAAAACCCCCTTCGGAACTGTGAGCATGCGCACGTCAACGCGCTACTCAACACAAGACTGGGCATCGTTCAAGGAATTCATCCTTGAGCACAGTGTCGTGGACTTGTTAGAGAAGCGCATTGCACAAGGCAACATGCGCACGTTTCTTGAAGAAAACCCTGGGGTAGTTCCCCCAGGCTTGAACTCAGTCTCTGAGTTTCAAGTTGTCATAACCAAACCAACCAACTGACCATCATGAGCAATATCACGCTTTTTTCCCCCACAAATGTTCCCGCATTCGCCCGTAACAACGAGTTGTCCGACACCGCTAAAGCCCTCACAGGCGGCAGCGTATCTAGCGTTAAACGCATCTCCATCAAAGGTGGTGTGTTTCGCTTGGTAGCAGGCGGCAAAGAGATCGCGTCCGTTGATGAACGCCACATGAACGTCATCATCGTGAAAGCCGCCCCCAAGGTGAGCCGCATCTTCTACGCCAAGTCCTATGACGCTGACAACATCGCCGGGCCTGATTGCTGGAGCAATGATGGTGAGCGCCCCGACCCCACCGCCGCAAACAAGCAGTCGGTGACTTGCATGAATTGCACGCAGAATGCGGCTGGTTCTGGTCAAGGTAATACCCGCGCTTGCCGCTACCAACAGCGCTTGGCTGTGGTGCTCGAGAACAACCCTACTGGGGATGTGTTGCAGTTGACCCTGCCAGCCACTTCGGTGTTTGGTAAGGAAGACGGTGACAAGCGCCCATTGCAGGCATACGCCCGCTTCCTGGCCGTACAGAACCCGCCTGTGAACCCCGAGCAGATCGTCACCGAGATGCGCTTCGATACTAAGGCCGAGGCTCCCAAGCTGCACTTCAAACCTGTGCGCTGGTTGACTGAGGAAGAGTACGAAGTCGTCAAGGCCCAGGCTGATAGCCCCGATGCGCAACGCGCAATCGTGATGACCACGGCACAAAGCGATGGTGTGAAAGCCGCTCCTGCACTGGCCATTCCTGGCAAGCCGCCTGTGGCTGAGAAGAAGCCCCAGACCGCGCCTGTGGCTGAAGCTGATGAGGAACCCGAGGTGCGTAGCACTGCGGCCAAGCCCTCGGCTGTGCCAGCCAAGAAGAGCAAGTTGGCGGACATTGTGTCTGATTGGGACGATGAGTGAGGCCAACATGAAAGACAACAAAGAAGAAACCTTCATGCAGACGGTGTATGTGCTCAACGGCATCACCTATGTGCCGCACTACCGCAACCCCTCGGTCTTTGTCGGCCCAGGCTACCCGCGCTTCACGCGCCAGCGTTACTCAGACACTGATCTACGCAACGCAGGTGCGCAGCAAGGGGACTTCCCATTGTGGAAGCGCAGCGACTATGGCGTTGTGACAGACCAGAAACCTTAAACCAGCGGGGGCTTCGGCCCCTGCATTTTGGAGAATTGAATGGATAGAGAACAGAAATTTTGGCTTTGTATTTGGGGCGTATCGTTGGCGTTTTTGATAACGGTGATAGTGTGCCTCACCCTGTCAGGGTTTGACCGCCGCGACAAGTGGGACAAGGCAGTGAGCAACGGCGCTGACCCGATGGTGGCTACCTGTGCTTTGTACCAAGCAGACACTCACGGCGAGACGGCAATCTGTACCATCCTGGCGCAGAACCGCAAGTGACATGGCCTACTCAGAAAAAACAATCAACGCAATCATGCGTGCGCCCAAGACGCTGGGGAACCAGCTAGGTCGATGGGCCGCGCATCACAACTTCTCGGTCGTGCGCATATCCAAAGCGCTGGGCGTGTCGCGCCAGACCGTCTACAACTGGTTTGAGGGTGGCGACATCTTCCCCGCTTATGAATTCCGGGTCGAGACCATGTTGAAATTCCTACAAACTGCACACTCGGCTGATGATGCCTGGAGAAAAATATGCGCACACTACAACCTCGAACCCTGAGTAACAGCGAACTCATCCGCATTGCGGCTGACGAACTGGACGCACACGACAACATGCCCCGCCAATGGCAGCTTGAATTGCTACGCCGCTTCACGGCGCTGGCCCCCAGCGACGAGTACCCACTCAAAGACCCCCAGCAGCTCGACCTGTTTAAATAATCCGAAGGACTTCCATGACCCCGCTTGAATTTCTAGCGGTCGTTTTGCCGTCCCCGGACAACGGGCTGTACTGTGCGGCAGAGCTATCAACAAAAAAGAAGGAGCACATCTATGTGCAATACACGGAGGAAATCACCCCCACCATAGAGAAATGGGTTCGTCAACAAAAGGATGTGTACTTTGCGGTATCCACCTTTGAGAACAAGGGCAAGCGCACAGCGGACAACGCCCGCTTTATTCGCGCACTGTTCGTTGACATGGATGGGTACGCTACCAAAAAGGACGCAGCCACCGCGCTGAATGAGTTCTTGGCAAAGACAGGTATTGATCTGCTGGGTTCGCCCTACGTTGTCGGTTCTGGTGGCGGGTTGCACTGCTACTGGCCTTTCACACAGGATATAGCAGTCGATGAGTGGAAGCCTGTGGCGGAGAACTTCAAGCGCCTGTGCAAGCAAGAAGCCTTGAGCATCGACATGACCGTGACAGCAGACGCCGCCCGAGTGTTGCGTGTGCCCGATACGTTCAACCACAAAGAGAAGTACGCCACGCCGCGCAAGGTTCGCATACTGGCTGAAGGCGATACCTTTGACTTCCACACACTGGCCGAGCACATCCGCAGTCAACTGAAGTCGCTACCGCCCATGCTGCCGCCCAAAGGCAAGACGGATTTAGCGATCCCAGGTGAGCGGCCCGTAGCCACAGTGTCTGCAACGACAGTAAAGTTGTTTGAGAACAGCGTTACCAAGTTCAAGAACATCCTGGTCAAGACCAAGGCGGGCAATGGGTGCGCTCAACTCCAGCACTACGCCGAGAACGCCGAGGACGATGGCATGGAGCCTTTGTGGCGCGGATGGTTGAGCATTGCGCAGAAGTGTGATGACGGCGACAAGGCCGCTGTGTGGCTGTCCAATCTGCACCCTTACGACGAAGACCGTATGCACAGGAAACTGGCGGAGATCAAAGGCCCGTACCCATGCGTGAAGTTTGATTCGGAGAATCCAGGCATATGCAAC